AACATGCGGGCTTCGCGATCAATGCGCTGTATAGCCCAACGATTTCCTGGGCGGATTTGGCCGCCGAATTCGAAGAAGTTAAGGATGATCCCGAAGGCCTGAAAACCTTCACCCAGCAGAAGCTGGGCCGCGCTTGGCGCATTGCGGGGGAAGCGCCGGAATTCCAGCGGCTTTATGATCGCCGCGAAACCTGGGCGCCTGGTACGGTGCCAAAGGGCGGGCTGAAGCTGACGGCAGGGATTGACGTTCAGCGTTCACCAGGCCGAATCGAAGTGTTTGTTTGGGCTTGGGGGCGTCACCGGCAAAGCTGGTTGGTGGATCATGTGGTGGTGGTGGGTAGCCCCTTCGCGTGGCGGACCTGGGAGCAGGTCTCTGCCGTGTTGGAAACGGTCTATCCGCACGAATCGGGCGGCGCGCTGCCCATCAGCCTATCCGCAGTTGATTCGGGTGACGGCACCACGACTGCCGAGGTCTATGCCTTCGTGCGGAAGATGGGCGCTGGCAAGGTGATTGCGGTCAAGGGCCGCGATGCGCAGCCCCAGGCCATCGCGCCAGGTGGCAAGGTTGATGTGAAGCGTTCCGGCAAGCGCGTGGGCCAGTTGAAGCCCTGGCTGGTTGGTTCCAGCTACCTGAAGGGTGAATTCTACGGTCAGTTGCGTCTGGAAAAGCCTACGGTCGAAAGCGGCGCGCCTTATCCGCCGGGATATGTGTTTCTACCAGAGCATTTGGCCGGCGAAGAAATTTGCCGGCAGTTGGTTTCGGAAGAAATCCGACGCCACAAAATCCGCGCCGGGGTGTTCCGGCAGGAATGGGTGAAGACGCGGGAGCGAAATGAAGCGCTGGACGGCCGTGTTTATGCCCGCGCCGCGGCTTCTTTGCTCGGGATTGACCGCTGGAAAGAGCCGGATTGGGAGCGCGCAGCCCGAGAATTGACACTGTTTCAGCCTGCGAAGCGCGCGATGCAGCCCGCTTTGGACATAGAAGACCAGCCGGATGATCTGGCTGGCGAAGATTTGGCCCCGGATGAAGTGCCGGAAGTGCCAGAACCCATCACCAGGCCGCCGCCGCCCGCGAAAACCGGGCGCAGCCGCTTCTGGAAGCAAAACCGCGCCGGTCTCGCCGCGCGCTTTTAAGGAAAACACCGCATGGCAGTGCTGGATGCTCCGCCGCTCCGTGCGGCTGCGGGCGATACATGGGCTTGGCGCTGGGCGAATGCTGAGTATCCGGCAAGCGGCGGCTGGGCGAATAACTGGCGCGTGGTGGGTGATGGTGTGGCGCTTTCTGCATCTGCCACCACGGAAACTGACGGTTTTCTGGTGACTTTCACGGCAGCGGCGACCGGCGGCCTGACCATCAGCGCACGCGGCGTTCCTGCCACGCTGATCAGTTGGGTGACCAAGGCGGCTGAACGCTTCCAGGTTTACAGCGCGCCGATCTTTATCTTGCCGAACCCGGCCACCATCACGGGTGATTTGCGCGGCCATGCAACGCGCACCCTGGCCGCGATTGAAGCCATGCTGGAAGGCAGTGCCTCCAAAGATCAGCGCAGCATTAAGATCGGTGATCGCGAAATCGCGCGTATCCCGATCCCCGAATTGCTGGCGCTCCGCGATTACTATTCGGCTGAAGCGCGCCGTGAAAATGAAGCGAATGCGTTGGCATCGGGCAGGCCGCGCACCAGGCGCGTGCTGACGCGCATGGGAAGGGGCTGATATGGCGCTGCTGGACTTCTTCCGCCGCCGCAAGGCTGAACCCGTGTTGCTTCGCGCCCCGGGGGCTGTCGCCACCTGGACATCGGCGCCGCAAGGCAAGCGCGGGCAAAGCGGCTGGCTGGGTGCACAGCCTTCGCGCCTGCTGGCGGATTTGCCCGGTGGTCATGGCTTCGCGCCGAACCGCGATATTCGCTGGCAGTTGGACACGCTCCGCAATCGGTCCCGCTGGTTGGCACAGAATGAGGGTTATACGGCGGGCTTCCTGAAAAGCCTGCGCCGCAACGTGGTGGGGCCGAGGGGCTTCACGTTGCAGATGCAGGTGAAGAATGACCGCGGCACGGGCGCGGATAAAAACGCCAATGACCGCATCGAAGCGGGCTTTGCGCGCTGGTCCCGCCGCGGCAACTGCGATGTGACCGGCCGGCATTCCTGGGTGGATATGTGCGGCCTGGTGATGCTGGCGGTGGCGCGGGATGGTGAGGCGCTGCTTCGGCTGCACCGCGCTGGTGAATACGGCTTGCAGATGGAAATGCTGGACCCTTCCCAGCTTGAAACAGACCGAAATGGCCGCCCCGAAGGCACAGCGCAGGGCAATGTGGTCCGCGCCGGCGTGGAATTGACACCCCTGGGCCGCCCGGCTGCGTATTGGATGCGCAGCCACGTGCCGAATGATGACCCGGCGGCGCTGAGCGTGCCGCTGCGCCAGACCGTGCGTGTGCCTGCTGAAGACATGATCCACTTGTTTTTGCCGGAGTGGCCGCAACAGATTAGGGGTGTGCCCTGGATCAGCAACGGGATTCGCGCGCTGGCGATGCTGGATGGCTACGGCGAAGCGGAATTGACCGCCGCGCGCGTGGCTGCCGCGAAGATGGGCTTCTACCGCATTGATGCGGACGCGGAGCCTGATGGCGACCTGGAAGGTGATGGCACGCTGGTGCAAGAGGCCAGCGCGGGGACCTTTGAGCTTCTGCCCAAGGGCGTTGATTTTCAGCAGTTCGATCCTCAGCACCCCAATGCGGCGTTTAAAGACTTCGTGGCTGCCATGCTGCGCCCAATCGCGGCCGGTGCTGGTGTTTCCTACAATGCCTTCGCCAATGATGCGGAGAATATGAATTATTCCGGCCTGCGTCATACCGCGCTGGAAGATCGTGATGAATACCGCACGCTGCAGCACTGGATGATCAGCGGATTGTGTGAGCCGATCTTCACCGCCTGGCTGCGCGAATCGCTGATCACGGGCGCGATTGGCCTGCCAGCGGGCAAGATGTGGAAGTTCGACGCGCCGCGCTTTGTGCCGCGCGGCTGGCAATGGGTAGATCCGCTGAAGGAAGTGGCTGCGGTGGAAAAAGCCGTGGGCCTGGGTATCGCGAGCCGCACCGCAACGGTTGCGGCGCAAGGCGGTGATTTTGCTGAAACGGTGGCTGAATTGCAGGCGGAAAAGGCGCTGATGGGTGATCTGATCCAGCCCGCCAGCCCGCCGCCAGCCCCACCCGCCAAATCCGATGCAGATGATGAGGATGATTGAGCCATGAAGCTCCCAATGGGCGCGGAACGCCGCGCATCGCGTGCTGCAAGCTTTGAGCGCACCACGCTGAATGAGGAAACGCGCAGCATCGAACTGGCGTTTTCATCTGAAGCGCCGGTGGAGCGGTCCTGGGGCATTGAAGTTCTCGGCCACGCGGAAAACGAAATGGACCGTGGCTGGATTGGTGGCGGCACTGCGCCGCTGCTGTTGGATCACGATGCCCGCCAAGTGGTGGGCGTGGTGGAAGGCGTCACCCTTGGCGAAGACCGGAAAGCCCGGGCTTTGGTGCGCTTCGGAAGAAGTGCGCTGGCCGAAGAAGTGATGCGCGATGTGGCGGACGGCATCCGCACCAATGTGTCGGTTGGTTATGAGCTTCTGGATATTCGCGAAGAACCCGCGAAGAAAGGGGAGCCGCAGACCTATCGCGCGGTGCGCTGGCGTCCGCTGGAAGTAAGCCTGGTGTCAATCCCTGCCGACATGACAGTGGGCGTGGGGCGTGAAGCGCCGGCTTCTGTTGAACCGCAACCCAAAAAGCAGGAGACCGGCATGGACCCGGAAATAAAGGAACAGCCCGCCGCGCGGGCTGATGACGGCGCGGCTGAAGCCCGTCGCCAGAAGGAAATCATGGATTTGGCCACGCTGGCCAATGTGCGCGAACAGGGCGTTGACGCGGTGCTGAAGGGCGAAAGCCTGGAATCCTTCCGTGGCAAAGTGCTTTTGGCGCGCCAGGGTGAAGCCAAGCCGCTTGGCGTGGCCCCTGCCATGCTGGACATGACGCGCAAGGAGGTGGAGCGCTATAGCCTGTTCCGCGCCCTGAATGCCGCGCGTGAAAATGATTGGTCGGAAGCCGGCCTGGAACTTGAAGCGCACAAGGAACTTTCCAAGCGCTTCGGCACCAAGCAAGGCAAGCGCAGCTTTTTCGTGCCGCTTGATGTTCAGCAGCGCGATCTTTCTGCCGTGACGGCTTCCGCCGGTGGCCGCTTGGTGGCGACTGAAAATATGTCCTTCATCGAAATCCTGCGCGCGCGCAGTGTGGCGATGCGGATGGGTGCCACGCGGATGACCGGCCTTGTCGGCAACGTGACAGTGCCGACGCAGACCGGCGCTGCCACGGCGGCCTGGTTGGCGAACGAAACCACGGCGGCTGGCGAAAGCGACCAGACCTTCGGTCAAATGGCGCTCAGCCCGAAAAACGTGGCGGCCTATACTGAAATCAGCCGTCAGTTGATGATGCAATCTTCGCCGTCTGCCGAAATGATTGTGATGAACGATCTTGCGGCGGTGGTTGCGCTGGCGGTGGATAACGCGGCCATCAACGGTTCGGGCGCCAGCGGCCAGCCGCTGGGTATTGTGGGCACGGCCGGTATCGGTTCTGTCACCGGCACCACGCTGGCCTATTCTGGCGTGCTGGATTTCCAGACCGATGTGCTGGCGGCAAATGCTTTGGTGAACCCCGGCACTGCTGGCTACGTCACCACCCCTGCGGTGGCTGCGTTGTTGGCGGGGCGTTCGCGCTTCACCAATACGGATACGCCGCTTTGGGAAGGCGGCTTGATGGATGGCCGTGTGGCGGGCTTCCCCGGCATGTCTTCCACCCAGATCGCCGCTGGCCGCATGTTGTTTGGTGATTTCAGCCAGCTTGTGATCGGTGAATGGGGCGCGTTGGAATTGGATGTGAACCCCTACGCGAACTTCGCGGCCGGCATTTCCGGCGTGCGCGCATTCTATACCGTGGATATTGGTGTCCGTTACGCGGCCGCCTTCAGCTACTCCACGGCGATCACCTGATGCCCAAGGCCGATAAGGCCGCGGCGCTGGTGGCGGGGGCTTCTTCCCCCGCCGCCGAAGCCCCGGTGCTGGCGGATGGCGTGCGGGTGCGCGTGCTTCGTCAGTTTTCCGCCGCCCATGAAATCCAAGAAGTGGGCAAGATTATGCACGTACCTGCCACTATGGCGCGCATACTGATTAGCGCGGGCAAGGCAGAAGTCGCGGTGGATGAACCGCAGGAAGGGTGATGCCATGACAGCGCTTCAGGACCCGAATGGTTCATGTGACATGCTGATTCTGGATGCGATCTCCGCCCGCTTGACGGGTGCGGAGGCATTCAGCGCAGCGCAGGATGTGCGGACTTATGTTGGCATCACCACGGCGATTCTGATGGCCATCGCGACCACGGCCGGTACCTTGGCCGTGAAGCTGCAAGATAGCGCTGATGGTTCGACTGGTTGGGCGGATATTGCCGGCGCTGCCTTCGCTTCCGTTACCGCTGGCCCGTCTTCGCAGCGGTTGGCGTTCAATGTTGGCGCCTGCCGTGGTTTTGTGCGGCTTTCCATTACCGTCAGCGGCGCCAGCGCTTCCTATGATGTGGGCGTTGTTGCCCTGGCCAAGCGTACCTGATCATGACCGCCTGGGATGAAGCTTTCGCCACAATCCTGGCTGATCCAGATTTGGCGGAGGCCGCTTCCTATTACGCGCAGGGGCGTGGCCCAGCCTTGGCCCTGCGCGTGGCGCGTGATGCGCCAGACGCGACGGAACAAGCCTTCGGCACCGGCATTGTGCAGGCGACTGACGTGCTTTCCGTGGCCGTGGCTGACCTGCCTGATGTGGCCATCGGTGATGTTTTCATCTTGGCGGATGAGGCGGAATTGACTGTGGTTTCCCAGCCCATGCGCGATGTCACGCAAACTGCCTGGCAGGTGATGTGCCGCCGATGAAGTTTGTGACGCAGGTCACTGGCAATATCGCGGAATACATGAAGCTGGAAGCGGAAGGCGGCGCGCGCGCGGCTTCCCGCGTGATGGGGGAAGAAACGCGCCGGCTGCAGCTTGATTTGCGCAGCCAGGTCAGTGCCGCTTTTGGCGCAAAGGGGCGCGGCATTGGCAATGCCTGGCGCGCCCGCACTTTCCCGCGCAGGCCAAGCTTGGGCGCGGCGGGGCTGGTTTGGTCCAAGGTGCCGGCCATTGTGGATGCCTT